ATGGTTCTACAGTATAATTTCCAGATTCCTCAAAAGTTCTCTGTGCAATATAATCTTTTATTAAATTATATTCAGTTTTTGTTTCAAGTTTTTCAATATTACCACTCCTAACTCTTAAAAGTTCTACAAAATCCGTATCCGTACTATAATCGGATAATGGTTTTTTAGTTAATTCTAATATTATTGCAAATCTATCAGCTCCTGGGGCCGCATAATTATTAAATCCTTTAGCATTATCATATAATGTTTTATCATCTTTTGCTGAAATTATTTCTTCAATAATTTTTAATCCAACTCTATAAGATGGATAATTTGTATAATTATCTAAAATTATAGTTTGATTCAGAACTTTTACAAAACATCCTCTGACAAAATATACTCCATTCGAAATTGATACTGAAGATCCCAATGCAGTAGCATTGTCGGAAATTAATGACGCAAAAACAGTCCTAGCATTAATTACTGTATTTCCATAGGTTACATTTTCAGTGCAAATTAAAGATTCTCCATTTATAAAAACTGATGTAGAAAAATCATCTCCAGATTCTAAGTATTTTACATATAGTGTTATGTACTCTACATTTCCATTATCAGGAAAACTTATATATTGGATAGTTGCCTTAATCCCCGAAGACTGCCCAATAATAGTTTTTCCAATAAATTGTTCAATATAGACTGAAATATCAATATTAAATGTTGTTGGATTTAATTTTACTGCATGAAATCTATTCTCATAAGTTACTCCTCCAGGAATAACTAAAGATCCCTCTTTAAATATATGACTACCAAATGATTCAATTTGATTTTGTAAAATTGATTGGATTATATTTAATTCTCTCGACTGAATTGGTCGCCCCGGATTAAATAAGACTTTATAAAAGTCTTTATCAGCATCAAAGTCGTCAAAATAAGGACTTACATTAAGATTAGTTTTTTGTGCCATTTTTTAAAATTCCAGGATGATTTTAACGTCTTCTTTTTGTCTTAAATTTCTTGATACCAATGGTCTATTATCAATATAGATAATATCGCCTGATGTTTTATTTATCTCTGGATTGGCAAGACCATATTGAAATTCCACTCCCAAATTTATAATTTTATTACTACCTGGCGGAATGGTTGTAATTCCACTGAATCCAGAATCTATTGAGCAACTAAATCCACTAGTAGAAACTACGCTACCCGCACTGAAAGAAAATTCGATATTTTCATTAGCATTTGTACTTACATTGATATAATCCGTCTGATCATACAATGCCGGATTATAATATAATGATCTATCTTTGAAGTATTTTAAAACCTTTGTCTCACTATCATATGAAGCAACGTATCCAACTGCAGTATCTCCACTAATATTTTGAGAAATTTTTTCCCCAATTACTGGAACACTAGATCCACTAGGGATAACTTTCATAGCATATAGACTAGAATACTGGGGATCGGTAAAAGATTCTGTAGAAATAAATCTGGTTGGATTTCTAACAATTCCAATCTGTGCAAATTTCGTATCAACTGGATAATCTTTTGTAGAATCATCAAATCTTACATAGATTAAAATTTTATCCGCACCAAGTTCTTTATACAAATCAAACCCATGCCCTCTTGATGGTGGGATAATTGGAATCAACTTTGCTGGATATGGTATAGTTCCTGCTGGTTGTAGAGGACCCAAATCTACAATTCCATAAGTGTATCCTTTTCCACCAGAAGTAACAATAGTATCTGTAATTTCTCCGCTTTCATTTACATAAACATATACTCTTCCTCCAGTTCCATCACCTAAGATATCCACTTCGCCAGAATTATAATTCTGCCCTTTATCTTGAATATATACTTTTTTAATCTGATTCTCATTAATTGTAGAATCGCCATTCTCTCTTACGGCAACAATTTGTGGGTTAGTTGATGTTTTCCATTCATTTGGAAGAGTAATATATTCCGTTGAATCAAACTTTACAATATCACTTGGTGATATTGTAAAAAGATACTTCCAAATATATCCATCGGTACTTTCTCCTGCTCTGGATGGTTCCAGATCTGTAAAAAGTGGTTGATCTTGAGATTGATTTCCTGTAGTATTAATTCCAGATGAACCATTATCAATACAAATATAAACTTGATAGTTTGAATTTATTACATAATAATTTGTATCATAAAGTCTTGAAGAATTTGTAACCGGAGATGGGGAAACAATGCTGTAATCATGGCGATACATGTCATATTTATTTCCAGATGTCCATTCTATCTTTCTTATCGCTCTTCTTATATTTGAATTCGTAATTTTTTTACCAAATAATGACGTATCCCCATAATGTGGAAGATAATCTTGATTATCGATTGGATTTGGAATTGTAGCTAAGTTTGGATCAGGAATATCCAATCTATCCCAGTTTTCATTTCTACCAAATCCATCATTTATTTGTGGATTTGGTAGTCCAACAAATACATAATAAGAATTTTCACCGCTTTCAATAGAATTTATAAAATTACTAGCGTTTAAAATTCTAAATTGATCTGTTACAAGTGCAGTCATATATTGGGTTTTTTTTATATTTATAATCCCATCACACGTTTTTTCAAAGATCCAGTATTTCTTAATCCATACCCTCTTCTTTGAACACTTGCAAAAGTTGTTAATCCAACATCTAGTGTCTTTCCAGTAACTGCTATTGATATATTATTTGTTCTTTGAAATCCACCTAACTTACCCCAGGAGAATCTACCAACAGGATAATTATTAGTTCCAGTTGTAGCAATGCCAACTATAGAAGTATTTGAACGAATATTGCAAGTAATAATACCTAAAGTCGTATCAATAGCATCTACATAATAGATATTATCCAAACAGATTGTTCCTATTCCAATTACACTTGAATTACTAGTGTATACAGATGTTACTCCATTACCAACTCTGGTATTATTGATATAAATCGGATATCCAACTTGAAGGTCTGTATATAATGGAGGATTTCTGAATATTGTAAACTTGAGAGCCAAACTTGCTCCATTAAGTCCAGGAGCAGTTGCAATACCTGTGATAACACCATCAAATCCTCTAACAATTGATACATTTGTTAGTAATTCGATATTTGTTGAAGTAGATGGAGATGGTACAATAATTTTAGGGGGTGAATCCGATTCATATCCCAATCCAGGATTTGTAATTGTAATTGGGGATGTCAATCTCCCATTTGTTATTTTAATCTTTGCTGTAGCAGTTGTTCCAATACCAACTCCAATCGATTGGGGAGGTGAAATTTTTATAGAAACTTCTGTTCCAATATATCCACCACCAGATTGTACAATAGTTAATGACCCAACTATTCCATCTATTGTCACATTGGCAGTTACTTCTGCCGGAATAAATGTATTTTCGTCATTAACTATTAAACAATCAAAAGTACTTACTGGAGATTCATCTTCATAATCAAAAAACTGAGAATTATCTAGATATAATTCAGTATCAGATGATGAGAAGTTTTTGATAATTTTTGCAGTAGGATAAATTTGAGATTCGATAGAATCTCTTGATTTGGGAACAACAGTCTCATTAATTAAATAATCTCTTTTTTGCTTCGTCCAATATATCGGTTTAAAATTAGTTCCATCAATACCTTTGCCAGTATATGTATTAGTTTCTAATCTATCTGAACCAATGATATCATATACAATTCTATTATCTTGAGTTATTGTTCCTGAAATATTATTATTACTATTGATTTGGAGCGTATCTCCTTGCTGAATTAGTTCATTAACACTAACTCTCACACTATCCTCATTCCTAGTTCCAGTATAGAAGAAAATTGACACCTCATCTTCTGCTTTTGGTGGAGTAGTAAAGGTAAATGATGTGCCCCCACTAAAATTATATGCAGATTTTGGATCTTGGAGAATTCCATTAATGTAAATTACCAATAGAGAATCGAAATCAATTAAACTAGAATCTGGATCATCTCTATTTGCTTCAAAACTTAAAAGTTCAGAATTGTAATAAAGTGGAAATCTTGTTCTTATTCCATCTTGTAGTCTTCGAATTGAATCAATATAATTCATTTCTCCAAACTGAATAGCAGCAAATGTATCATTAAATACTTCAAGAACCGTCAATTTGAAAGGTTCTATTGGAGAATTTAAAGATCTTGCAGTAACAAGACCTGCTACAGTAAATTCATCACCAATTTTAAAACTATACCCAGGTCTTGTTATTTTAAATGAACTAACTTCAAATAAAGTTGATCCAATTCCAACTCTATTACTTGGACCAATTTCCAAATTCATTAGTAAACCAACACCAGTAGTAGTAGTTGCTCCAATTCCTAATCTTGAAATTCCAACTACAGGCATATTCTCATAACTTGGAGATGGGGCAATGATTGATGGTCTTACGTATCCAGTTCCACCATTAACAATATTAAGACGCAAGGTTCCACCTACACCTACAGTTGCTGTTATTGTTGCTGCAGCACCAGTATGATTCTCATCCATCACTCTAATAGAAATTGGTGCCCTATAACCAGATCCAAAATTACCTGTCGTACCAAATCCAACAATAGATCCACTTCCATTTAAAATAGCAGTAACTGAAAGCCCAACAAGAGGTGCATAACCAAGACCTGAAGTGGATCCAAGAGAAACAATCAATCCACCTCTAGGCAATTCATTTTGATTTTGATCTGATTGTGAAATAATTAGACTTCCATTAGAACTAGTAATTCCAGTAAATCTTACACTAGTAATTCCTGTACTATTATTTTCAATAATTTCAAAATTGCTAAAGGTAGCATTTTCTGTAGTTGGAGTTTGGAATATTCCATTAACAAACAACAATCCATTTCCTGCAGTAGTTCCAAGACCAACTGTGTTGATACCAGTAGTCGTCAATGTAAATATATTATCAATTCCATTAAATTTATCCGAAATATCATCATATACGGTATTTGTATTATAATTCTTTCTTAAAAACACTCTGCCATTAAATTTTGCCCTTTCTCTAACCAAGTTACTGTTATCAAGTCCGACCAAATCAAATATATTTCCTCTTGGAGGATTTGTAAAGAATATTTCATTACCTACAATATTATACGCACCCTTATAAATTCTTGCTTTACTTCCGTTTAAATGGGAAGATGAGGCAGTTCCACAAAATCCCCTTATAACTTGTACTAATGGAACATTACCAGTAAAAGTAATTGGACCAATACTAGTAGTTCCAAATCCAACATTTATAACTTTCATATATTCATCATCAACTTTAATAACATTTTCAATAGTTACAGTACCAATTCCACTTAATGCAACAATACTGTTACCAATACCAATTCCGCCACCAGGATTTCCTACTAGAGTCTGCAAATTTGAAGTATAACTTAATGGATATTGTGCTAGATTAGCTATTGTAATAAATGATTTTTCATTCTTTTTGGACATTTCAAGTTCATGTGCATTACCTTCACCAAAAGATCTGAATGTTACATAAATTCCAGCATTAGCATATTCTTTTCTTGTTGCAAGTCTAAATCTAGAATTATCAATCTTGATTGGATACACTATTGATGGTAATAAATTGGTGGTAATACCCAAATAGTTTGCTGTCAATCCAATTCCGATTGCAGATGTTCCTACGCCAACAAAGGTAGATTTTGGTCTGTATATTAATTCTTCTCCTGTACTGAAGAAGTGATTATCAATTCTAAATGTATGAGTTGTTAGATCTAATGTGGTAGTATCTTCAGGGTCAAAAGTTTTTTTGAAAATTGGAGTTCCATTATAATTCAAATCAAAATTTAATCTATCAACTCTCAATGAATTTAATCCATAGTACTTAGCAATACTTAATGATTCACTAATTGGGGAGTATAATAACTTAGGTGGTACATTTACTTCATCAAGATTTGTATAAAAAGCTTCAGTAAATGTTAATATTTCAAGATTTTGACCGGCAGTAGTGGAATCTGGATAAAATCTCAATTTTAATGCACTTCCAGAAAAATATCCACCAAATGAACCAATTCCAGATGTACTGCCAATAGAAAGGAATGGATATTGTGTTGTATACACATCAGTTCCATCATGAATCATTAAAATCTGATGCAATGCAATTGTTTTACCATAACCTACCTTTACTGTAGATTTAAGTGATGAGAATCTTGTACTATCGAAAGAAATAATATCAGTAGATGTTGAACTTCTAGTATATGATGATTCATATAATGCCGTAGATTCTGTCCCATTCCTTTGTCTGGGAAATTTAAATCTATATGTACCGATTCCAACTGCAGTAGATCCAAATCCTACAGTTTTACTGCTATATCTAACTCTTCCCGTTTTTCCTGGTAAAATGGAATTTGTATTTGAGAAATTTAAAGATATTATTCCATTAGATAACTGTGGAGAAAATGATCCAATATAATTACCAATATTAGAATTTGAATCATCAAAATGAAATTCACTATAATAAACATCTGTTCCATCATGTGCAACATAAAAATCAACATAATCCATCTTATTGGTATCAACATCAATTAATTCAACACTGGTGAAAAAAGAATTGACTTTAGATGCTTGGAAAGCAACAACTGCTGTCGTTCCAACACCAACTAGTTTATTCGAGGCAGTTAAATTTGTTAATCCAACAGAAAAGGTAGAAATTCCGGATTGTGGAGTATTGAATTCAGTTTTTAAAATTTTGATATCATAATCAGAATCGTATATATCTTCCGGAACAAATCGAAGATAGAAAGTATTAAAACTATCAATAACTCCATTGACTTCTGCAATTGGAGTGTATTTATTTGATAATAAACCCTTAACAAGTGTATATACATTCTGATTATCATTAATTACAACAACTTCCATCAATTGAATCTCAGGATTACTGGTAGTAACTTTTCTAATTTGAAGTAATGCTTTAGTTAATCTTTTTGTTACATCTAGAGGCAAAATAATGGAAAAGGTTAAATCTTTTTCATCTTCAACACTAGAGAATAGGGGACTAATATTATCAATTTGCAAAACTCTATTGGTATTGCATTGGATATAATCGGATAATTTAATATTTTTAAATTTAATAATTTGTGTTGCATCCGAAAGAGGATCAATATCAATACCAAAATCTATATTATTAATGGTAGTAACATTGGATTCTTGAATATAATCTACAATTGCTGAAACTATAGGATCAGACGCTGTTGCAAGTCCAGATTGGGCATTTTTTGTTATTTGTTTGTCAGCAAAATTTTTAGTTCCTATTGTATGAACTAAATTGTTTACTGGAGTTACAATTTCTTCCCATTCTCTTGTACTTTTAATTGTATATGAAAGATTTTGATAATAGTTATTGTCTGGAATTACTTGAGTATCTTCACCTATTTTTCCACTATCATCTCTCCATCCAATATTTTGTCTATTGGAATAATCAACAATAAAGTTTCCGCGAATAATATCAACTTTATTTACAGTTCCAATAGTAAATGATGATGAACCTTTAATTATTTCATTTGGTGATAAATTATAATTTCCGGATAATCTAACACAATTTCCATTTGATCCAGTTACAATTAAATCAGTTTCTTCAAATCCAAATCCATTATCGGAAATAATTTTTTCACCGATAAAAAATGTCGATAATTTTTGATCAACAGAAAATTGTGGATAATTTTCATATTTAATAAAACTTGCAAATGAGTCTTGGACGGTTTTAGCAATTCCTGGATTACCATACAAAGTTGGTATTTTAAATTCAAATTTTCCTGGATTTGAATTAAAATAATATGTGGTAACATCAAAGAATTGATATCCATGATTTTCTGAGTTAAATCCTAATCCATCAACATAATTTGTAATTCCCTCAATATAAACTTTATCCCCTGCTACCAAGGGATCAGTAGAAAATCCTACAATTGGAGTACTAATATAGCAAGTTGCTACTCCAGATGTTGAGGTTTCTATCTCATAAATTCTAATCCCATTACTATTATTTGTTGTTCTTAAAGTTACTTTTTTAAAAGGCAATCCTTTAGGAATTTTATCAATAATAATAGATGAGATTGTACTTCCATTCAATTTACATCTAATTACTCCAGAATCTATTTTTTCACCAGTGTCGGAATTTACCACTACCAAATTTGGTTCTGTCGAATAATTTTTTCCACCATTAATAATTTCTACACTTGAAAGGAAACTTGAAGATTCAAGTGTAACTACTTTAGGAATAAGGGCTTCTGGACTTAGAGTTTTATCTGAAGAATATTCAAAACCTTCATTTATAATTCTTATTTGATTCTTTCTTCCAGTTGAACTTGATCTTGGAATAATATACGCCCCATCACCACTTAGTGATTTTGTACCAATATATACTGGCAATTCCTTATAATTGAATCCACTTGATATTATT